CATAACATCCTGTTTGATTAGTAGACTTTCATACCAAAAAAGATGGAGCCTTGTAGCTTTTACTACTATGGCTCCATCTTCGTTTAATATACTTCCTATTAGATAGGACCGCCTGGAGGAGGTGCTGATAAGTCACCACCTGGGCCACCTGGACCTAAGTCAGGACCACCAGCCATTCCCATGCCTCCATCATCTCCACCGCCGCCTAATGGGCCACCCAGATCCATTCCCGGAGGACCTCCTAAGTCTAGCCCTGGAGGGGCTCCAAGCAAGTCTCCCATTCCATCACCACCTGGGCCTCCCGGTGCTCCGGGCAAGGCTACTACAGGCCTCTCAGGCACTGGTTTGTCAGGATCAAGGCTTCTTAGTTCACTAAGGTTCATTTGTGCTAGAGCTTGCTCTTCCTTAGAAAGGATAGCTGCCTGGATTTGTTCAGCACGAATATTAGCCATCTCCTCTGCCTTATTTAGACCAAGACTTCTGTATACCGTTTCAGTAGAAACCTTCTTCTTATCAATTAACCCTAGTACATGGCCCAGGTAATTATCAAGATCATACAGCGTCATATGATTCCATTCTACCTGAGGAACGATTAGTCGCTTCACTCCACCTTCAGGCTTGTAAAAGCCTTGAACTTCACTAATAGGGGCAAAAATCTTTTTCTCTAACCAATTTGCCATTAGTGTTCGGAAGTTATTATAACGTTGGCGCATAACATCAAGGGCTACAGATGCGGAAGCATAAGTGGCACCCTCTTGGGTGATAACCGCTTTAGGAACCATGAGTCCCATCAGAATATTATCAATAATGAATTGAAAGTCTGCTGCTGTATCCATAGTGGCGCCATTATAACCAATACGTTGAATATCCACCGCGTCATGAGTGACAAGTTTGAAATCTTGATCATATTGAGCGGATTCTAGCAGCTCCCTATAACTCTCAAGCTCTTCACTGGTAGGATAATGGCCATCAGGATTACTTGCTCCTATCTTTACAAGGGTCATCGGGTTAATCATACCATCCGCTTGAGCCAACTTGGAATTATGCTGAACAGTGACTTTTCCATTCCTTCGAGTGATAAACATATCAGTAGGAACTTCAAAGCACCAAACAACATCATTGTATTCCACTTCTTCTATATTTGCGCCACCATGATTAGGGTTACCGTATATAAGTGGGAAATCTCCATAATTCGTGTCTGACCACAAGATGGTATACTCCTCATAGTCTCTGCAATCACGCTTACATACTTGCATGTTTGGAACGAAACCACATTTGTAAACCAATTCATATACATCATCCGCCAATTGCTTAGATACTGTATTATAACGATAGGCCTTCTCAGGCGTACCATACTTGCTGGGTATTATGGAACCATCCCCTGCTACTAATGCCTCAAGTAGGATCTTAAGTTGGCTAGAACACAGATCTAATACCCATCTAGGTAAACGCTTATTAAACGAATCTGATTTATTATCTGTGCCTACCTCACTCTTGAGAGCTAATACAAGATCCTTATGACAAATAGTTGCAGTCCAGATATCTTTTGGAGAAAGGCTGGAAAATCCACAATCTTGGAATTTAATCTTTTCCTGCAACTTCCTATTATAAATCTCAGAAATCTTTAAAAAAGTTTCTCTCATAGAGGCATAGTAAGGTTGTATAGGAAGCTGGCTCATAATAAGCTTATTGTCATAACCTTTAGAGTAAATACACCCTTCGCTTATAACATAGCCAAGAAACTCTAAGAACAGATCTGCCGGAACCTCTTTTCCAGCAAAGTTGATTTCTTCAACACTGTTCCCTTCCCAATTTAATTTTGATCGAAACTTGTAAAAGGACCCTTTTCTTATATCACCTGCAAGAACGGTATTCCAATCTGTCCAACCTTTATTAGTTTTCTTGGAAACATTCATCCTGTGATTTGGAGTAACCATACAGTCTACCTTATCTCCCTTGAAATGGACCATTTTACCTTCATAGTTATGTAAAATAGTCTTAGTCGGTCGATGATATTCTAACCCCTCTGTTTCAGGATTAAAACAAGCCACCTCAATGCCTTCTGCCAAAGAGACTTCCCCATCCGATGGTCTTACAGACATTATCTCATTGTATCGTTTAAACCCCTGATTAGTCAATACTTCTGTTTCAACATCATGACATTCTCTAAGTCGATCGTAGAGCATCAAATCTTTCCATACTGATACGATAAGGGAAGTCCCTCTAATATCATATGGGGAAGTAAGATTCTTCAAGTGACTGATATTAAATGAGTCAAGAGGGATATATTCATCCATAAGAACGTGGTGTACAATTCTAGGGTCTAAAGATTCTCGAATCTTGACATGAGCTGGATCATTACTTGTAATAATCCTTTGCAGATCTGGATCAGGTCTTAGGGAAATAGTCACACTTCCGGGAATAGGAGATGCTTTAACTGAAATGAAGTCAGGATTATGAACATAAATCTTGCCCCAGGACCCAATACTTTCATCAAACTCAGAATAAGGGAAACATTCGCCCGCTCTCCAAAATTCCAAAGCGACCTGCTGTACTACAGTTTCCAAGTCAAGTCTATCCATCATATCTTTGAAGAACTGCTCAACTTTTTTATCTTCGCACTTAATATTCAGCTTACTAATGGGGTAAGTGGCATGTAGGTTAATCGCATTTCGTACAATAGGATTCGTCTCATAGAATGCTCTATTCCATGAGTTTGCAGTAATTATATCACGTGGGAGCTGAAGATTCTGAGTTAGATATAAGGGGTGGTATAGCTGCGGACCTAACTGTATAGTATCTGCGCTACTTGAAGGGCCACTAGTTCCACTAATGGCATTTTTTGTAATGGTGTTTTGCCTGGCAGCTTGCTTTATTAAACTATCCCCCCGAACCATTAGAGGGACTACAGGAGCGTCATAAGGAGTAGAAGATTCAAATCGATCTACAGCGCTCTGAATATATTCTCGTCTCTCAGCACTTACATTATTTAAAGAATTGCGAGTTAAATTAGTGTCTATAGCTGATTTAGATATGTTCTTTCCAATCGAAAGTGTGCTATTTGAATATCCACTTCCACCTTCACTTATACCATAAGCCTGCTCAGGCAAACCTTGCTTCCTTCGAGCCCTATTATAATATAAACTGTCGAGAGGATTAAATGCAGAGTCTACGTCTGCGTCTTGCCACTTGCTACTTGTATTCATTTACTATCCTTTTATTCCTGGAGCATAAGCCAATACTGGCTTGGGGAAAGACTCTGTCTTAGCAACCTGAGTCCTAACTGTAAATCCATCTGTGGCGATAAATTTGTAAGCAATTAATGCATACATCACTGCCATCAGTCCGTCATTCGGCCTAGCTCCTTTAACATATCGTTTAACATAATTGTCAGCTTTCATAACCATTTTCGATTCCATAGAGGAACAGTGTTGCATAAGCCACAACAGATGATCCCAGCTAGAACCTTTTACCGGGAACTTTAACTTACCAGCTCGAATTAATGTAAACACTTCTTCTACCATAAGATCTTTGTTTAGCACTACTTTAGTCTGCTTAGGGTCAAAACTAATCGCTTTGCCCAACGTCCCACTATTATGACAAGCTAATAGCTTACTTTTCCAATTCCTATCTACTTGAAAATGTTCTACTATATCACGCCCATGATAATAATCTGCAGCCCCGTTACGTATCTTATACCTCTCATACAGCTCTTCTACTACACGTATTCGGTGTGAGGGGTTATTTCTTTTCAATCGAAATGCATTCTCAATCATAAAGTCCCCTTTATGATCACAAGATAGTACAGCCATGACTGTGTAGGATTGCCCTCTAGCATTATCCTCATCATTGCCAAGAGACTTGTCTCCCCAGTCAATGCCAAGAGTATAGATTTTGTCAGAATGCTCTCTGACCCCTCTGGATACCCCACGTGTAACATCTAACGCAGTGTGAACAATATCTTCCATAGTTAATGGTGAACCACCACTGGTGAAAAACTCCCCAAGAGTTTCATTCCTCCAAGCTCGTTCAGACCTATTAGGGTTAACTACGGGATCATAGTCCTCTACCATTTCCTTAGTAAATCTTGGGTCCAAAATAATGTTGATGTGAAAGCCCGTATACCTTGATTTCTTAGGGTTTCGGGTAGCTTGCCATCGACCTGCATCTATAGAAAGTCGTTTATCTTGAAGTGTCCCACAATGAGGACACTTTAGAGTAAATCCTTCAACCCATATATCTTTCCAGGTATCCTTGCCATACTCATATAGGAAGAAATGTTCCTTGCAGCCTGAGCACTTTGGTTGGAAGAATTGCTGATCTGAATCTTGCCATATTTTCCAAAACTTTGATCCTGATTCCTTAGGAGTCCCAAAATACATCTGAATGCCTTGTGTTGGCTTGCCATACTGTGCTGCTGTCAAAATACGCAATGCGTTTTCTATTGCGCTTTCAGTCATTTCTTGAATTTCATCAAAAAGTATAGCATCCTGAGTTAGGCCACGAATACGATCCGCATCTTTTCCAATAGCGTCAATACGAATCTTGTTATCACCTCTGAAAGTTTTCTCAGTAAGTGTATCCTCAGCAATTCCTCCATGTCCGGAAGCCTTTAGAGACATCCCCTCTACATACCCATTCTGAGAATGTCGCATCATAGGCTCTAACTTATCCTTAGTATACTTGCTCATAATTGGTATAGTAGGGAATAGATGCAGAATACGAATAGGTGGCTTCTCACCCATCCCTGTTCCATATAATCCAGAAGTAGCAAAGTATAAGGACAGGGTAGCGGCCATAATGGTTGCACCTACCTGCCGACCCTTAAGTATTACAGTTGGCTTAGCCTTTTTATTCTCTGCTTGAGATGCAATAGTACGCATTGCATCAGCCATATATTTGTACCCTGATCCAGGAGACATATTAAAAGCTTTGCCATCGATTGTAAGATGATTTTCTGCAAAAGCAACTGGATCAAACCTAACTAATTGTTCTTTAAGGCTGTTAAATAAATTCAGATTGTCTTGTTCTTTCTTGCTTACCATATAATTTTCCTTACATATTAGTGATATGCTCAAATAATGGTTGCATATCACTTTGATGGTCTGCTTTTTGAGGAGAACCCATGTATGGAGCAGGTAAGCTGAAGCTCATATTATCTACCGGATTGTTCTGCCTACTAACCGCAATAGACTCATTAATGAACTTCTCCAGGTCTCTCAATTTTTCAATACCGTATTTCTCTCTCAATGCCCAAATTACAGCCATATCATCTACGCCACCCCTGTGGGAGGTGAAGAAGTCGCTAATAAATTGATCTACATTTTGCTTTAGCTCAAGATCTTTTTTTTTTGAAGCCGCTTCTATAATCATAGTTTTGGATAGAAAAAAGTTCTCTTCAGCCTGAACTGGTTTAGCAGGCTGTTCACTTTCAATTTTTTCAGGCTCGGCAGATTTAAGCATGTCTAGCTGCACTCTAGCCTTCAAGTCCTCAACCATACTATCTACTGTGTGAGACTTACCAGTCTTATCATCAATAAGGTTTGAAGATACATTCTTCTCTGCCTCATTATGCATCATCTGGTCCATGAAGTTGGTGACCCAATCTGCCTGAACTTCATTTCGCCAAGATTTTACTGTATTAGTTCGTCTTGCCGAATCAAAAATAGGACTATCCATTAACTTTTGGATTTCATTGACACCATTTTGAGATAATTGAAGATTTGTCATAGGTCCCTCTTATGCGTAGTACTCAGTAGAAAATTCAACATTCTTCATATCAAATTGGTTTGGAGACTCTTCATTAAGTCTGCCAAGATCAACTTGAATACCAGTACCACCGATTCCCTTCTGTTTAAGAACTTCATGAATACTTAGTTGCTCTCGGTCAGTAAAGTCATACTGCTCATTTAACTGGGAGTATACTTCTCGGATATCCTTGCCATGCGTAATCTGGGAACGAATAAGAAGTCTTGTAATGCTGTCAATGAATGGATCTATATAAGTGACCATGTAACTGGCTTCTTTAGTCAACCCTTGTTGGTCAGGTCCTACAAAAGCCTGAACTTGTTTGTCAGAAGGCTCTATTACCTCGACTTTAACCATAAGTTCGTCATCACTGCCATCTTGAATGGATGCATAGTATTCAACATTGTTGGAACCAAGTCGAGCAACAATCTTTTTGCCCATACTCCAACCAGCTTTCTTTCTACGACGCTTCTTAGTAACTAGGCCATCATAAGCTGCTTCAAGCTTCTCAATATAATCATGAATCGTGTCACGAATTGTCTCAGCCTCTCCCTCATCAATTACATTGTCATCATCTGATTGAATAGCTTTGCTGATTTCCTTATCGAGCTTCTTAAGGTAGCTAATAGCTTTCTCACAACCTACGGTAGTTTGTCCAGAGTGATGTGGAATTCCTTTCATTCTATTGAACAGATAACTGAGAAAGTCGCCATGGTCTCCATCATCAGACCAAGTGCGCGGACGGGCTTCCTCTTCATCTTCAGGCTGTACTATAACCATCTCAAGGGCACCAGGAAGCATTCCTTCGGGGATGTTCAAATCAAAGCTGCTATCATCCAAGAGGTCCTCTTTTACTTCAAACCCTTCGTCATCAGCAGCATCTTCAACTAGTAGGACAGCATTCGGAGGCCCCATTCCTAATCCTGGGCCGGGGCCAGTACAATTATCTTCCTTTACTGGTTCCATATCATCCAACTCGACCTCTATATCCAACTCGAAGGAATCATCAGAAGTTTCACCATCTTCAGACTCTTCCAATAGACGGAGTAGCTGGCTAAAATCACTCTCTTCTGGCATGGTTTTCACCTCTATATCTTCATTATTTGTCTCGGACATTCATCCCTCCGGTAAGCATTCGTACATTATTCCTGATTTATTGACAGGTTATTGGCTAATTTCTCTAAGGAAGGCTTGAATTCCATAGACTGTTTATTGATATTTATCTCTCCAGTATCATTATACATCGCATAGATGCCAGTAAACGCTTGACCAGAACCATAATTATTAGAATATCCCGACATTGGATAGCTATAAAGTCCATAGCTCCCAACTCCATTAAATAAACGTGGGTACAAAGGACTTGGCCTTATAGCAAAGTCGCGAATCTTCTCTCCGCCCTCTCCATAATCACAATGAACTATATTCTTATCTTCAACTATCCGATCAGCATAGACACATCTTTCCCCTGTTTGACCAAAGACATAAACTCGTCTATTTGCTTTCGCCTGCTTCTCCCTCAAGTCCTTATCAATATCTTCCAGCACAACCATGCTTTCAACCGAGTTACCCGCTGCTCTACATCCTGCTGCAACTGGCAGTCCAAATGGACAGCTCCTTACCCCTGGTTTACGTATAACGCTAGTTTTATTTAATAACGGTAGATTGTTAGTCATTAGAGCACTTAACCTCTTTAATATATTTCTGGTAATCCTTCGCTGCTGGTCCAGCACCCATCTCTTTCCAATACTTTACATTAGAAGGCTTGTCACAATACTCTGCAATCTCAACAGGGTTGATCATATTGATGCCGTCTTTCGCATCCTGATCAGATCCATCCTGTTCTTCTCTAGCTTCATCAACCAGATTCGTCCAACCTTCACCATAATCCTCATTTTCTCTAAAAAATGGTGGAACCTTAGAAGTACGGACGAATCTTGCGATTCGCACTTTCCTTTCATACATCAGGTTACCTCCAGGATACGTTTGTTCTCAATCAGATGCTTGGTAAGCAACTTAGTCATAGGAAGGTACTGTATAGCTCCATCCTCAATCAACTCATTCAACATCCCGTCATCTTCCCTTATAATCTTATTTACCATCTCTGATGCATATCTTCGATTGACACCATTTAACAAAGGAAGGTTTATTTTTAGCGCCCTTCTTAAATTCTCTGAAAATGAAAAGTCATACCTGGCTTTAAAATAATAAGCTCTAAGCATTCTTTTAGGATCACTCTTGAAAGATACATCACATGATACTGGACAGTCTAACAGTTTTGCTCCGATATCTTTCTTAGCCCTTCCCGTAATATCTACCTCTCTCTTATAGTCAGGACTAAACATCAGGGTATTTACTGTAAAATCTCGGCTATAAGCTTCTCTCTGCATATCAGTAGGATGACGAATTCCTTTCTTGGCAAGAATTTCATCAATGCTGGGATACTTGAAATTCTTGCTAAAGTCATACTTCACCTCGTTATCATGAACAAGGATATGATCATCCGCAGCCTGGGTCACACTCTTTCCAAGGCTATTTGCAAAAAGATGTCCTAAAACATATACATCTGAATCACCAGTAGTAATATCTATATCTGCAAGCTCATGTGGGCCACCAATTACAGCATTCCTTGGTACACCCCCTACAATATACGGATCACTGAGACCATGCTCCTTTGCAAGATCCTGTAACAATTGTAGGGAACGCTTAATACTCATTATTTACCTTTTAGACAACTCTTTCTCTAATCCGGAAACTGGAGCCTCTGGCCCCTTAGGTGCTGGTGGAACTGTTGGCTCGGTATTTGGAAGGGGAGTCGGAGCGGCGGGTAACTCAGGAGCTGGTCCTGCTGAAGGTAATTCGGGCATACCTTGGTTCATTTCACTTGCTGGAATAACTTCTGATATTCCTGCTGCTCCAGGCTGAGTACTGCGCATCTTAGGTATAATCTCTTTAATCTTATTACTTGCATAAGTATAAGCTTCGATTAAACGTCCTTGAGCATCAGTCAACTCTGGAAATAATCCAGACAGATTCATGTCATGCAAGTAAAAGTCTATCCTTGCAATGTCTCTTGCAAGATCCCTTCGCTTTAGACTCTGATCGATTCTTTGTAGTTCAGTAATCAGGGGAGACAATCCTTCCATAGCTTCTTTTACAATAGAGCTTGGTTTACCAGTAAACTCTTCAGCAGCTGCTAGTAATATTAGTCTGCCAACTGGAAGCCCACGTTTTCCAAGCTGATTAGCAGTTTTAATTACCGTATCATTAACCATGCTAGCTACTCTAAGGCTTCTAACCTTCTTCCTAAGCATATTCAAAGCATCTTCAATTACTCCGAGCTGCTCATCTCCAATAACGTCTCGATATTTCTCAAGCAATTTATCAATCGCAAATGTCCTATTTACCAACTTGGCCCTTCCTGATTCCAACTTTTCCTTCTCTTCCTGAGACCTAAGCACTTCTGCAGGTTGAAAGGGTTGCATAGGTGAGTCCATAGCGTTATCTTCACCAGCTATATAAGGCTGATTATACTTTGGAAGATAATATCGATTATCTTCATCATAAAGGGCAAACTTATTCCTACTCTTTTTATTCGGCCTAATATTCATATTGCCCTCACTATCATGCTTAATCTTGTCATTCAAATCATATAGAGCTTTGTCGGTACCAAATTTGAACTTGTACCATGCTGCAAACTCAATGTTCTCAGGTGACCTCAGCTCACTGGAAACTTCTACAAGTGCTCCTTTCTCATCACCCGTTTTCAAATAGCGGCTACGAACCTTCATCGCTAATTGAGACCACGCAATTTCATTATTTGGACTGAATTTGGTCCACTTAGAGTAAAACTTAGGGTAAGCCTTTTTATGTTCAAGCCCTCGACTACTTATCCACTCTAATACTGCAGGGCGAAAGCTAGTTAGGTTTCCAAAGTCAAACTTGTCTCTTTTTTTGAACATAAACCGTTTAAGATCAGACTCTTCCTCATCAGATAATATAATTCCCATTACGTCATCTATTAGTTCTTCAGCAAATAAATCTATATAGTGGAAGTCCTTGTACTCTTCATCATTGGATACTCCAAGCTGACTTGCTATCTTTGCATCATCAACCGCTTCAGTCCACATCTGAAGGTCCATAGCATCCTTAGAGCGCATTAGAACCCCAGTCATATACTCATTTAATTGCTCTGGAACATTATTCATTATTCAAACTCTACGTCTATCGGTTTATTCCCAAGTGCGTTATCTAAAATCATCGAATGCCTTGCTCCAGCTTGCCCGCCAAATGAAGAAGCATCTCTCATCTTCTCATTAAGCTTGCCCATGAAGATTACAGTAAGTTCTGGATCAACCTCTTGAAGAGCTTCCCTCAATGCATCTTGCATCATTTTTACCTGGTCAGTCATCACATTAACATTTACATTAACATCTACCTGTTCCCTATAACCCTCTTCATACTTCTTCTGCTGGTCAATAATACTCATAAACTGAGTAAGATATCCTTGCAATAACTTCTCAAGGTTAGTATCAATAAAATCAAACTCATCTGCTTTATTAAATAGTTTTTCAATCCTGCTTTCTATGATTGTCCAAACTTTTAGAATCTCCTGCCGGGTATCCATCTCCTTTGTTGCCAAATCATGGATTGCATCCTTATATGCAGCAGTTCTCTCTATCTCATGCTTAACCTGCTCATCTTTAATAACTTGCATGCTAAGACGTTTGTTCTCACGGACTTGTGTCAACAAGTCTTCACTAAGATTCAAATACTTCTTCTTAAACATCTGTATTGTTGAAGAACTGACTCTTAAATGAGCCTGTCTCTTCTTAGGGTAACATTGCCTGAGCTTAGTTTCGATTGAGCGTACAGATTCCCCATCAGTCAACCACTTTATGATCTCCTCTTTCTTCTCATGATTTAGTATTTTATTATTGGGAGCCATATCTCTCTTCCTCCTAAAAATAAAAGGGCCCTATAGAGCCCTTTTCTCATTG